ATACACAATGCAACCACACTACTAATAATTGTTTCCATTTTGTCTTACCTTATCTTTTAAATCCTCAACATCAGCTAACGCTTTATCTAATTGATCTCTTAAAAATTGTATATTAACTTTATTAGTCATGTTTTGTTCTTGAGTTAATTCTAATTTTTCTGTTGTCTTATATAAATCTTCTATCAACATATATTGCTCTTGATCAGTTGGAAGTTGCTCAGATTTTTTAAGTAGATCAGCTTGGAATAATTCTCTTGATGTTTCAAGGCTTGTTAGTCTTGCAGTAACTTCTGTATATGCAAAGACACCCATAGCAACAGCAATAACAATTCCAACCATGTTTTTAATTGGCATAGCAACAGATGTATTGTCAGATATTTTCATAATGGTTTCACACATAAGGCGAGAAATACAAAAGCTAAAATTAACATTCCTGTAAAATAATAGTTCATAATCCTACCCATATTATTTCTTTTTCTTTTTTTTAAATTTACTTTCTACCCATGCAAAACAATTATCTATTATACCAAAGAATTTATAAACGATCTTATCCATTATAATTTAAAGCCTTTTTGCCATGATCTTACTGCCCAATATACAGGAGTTGTATTAAGTTGTTTTCCTGATCTTTTAGCTTTAGCCAAGATGGGACGAAACCTCGCCATGAATGATCTTTTTCTCGCTGGAATATTCTTTTTAATAGATAGCTTTTTATCGCCAAAATTAACTTTGACTACTCTGCCTGTTTTACGATTCTTTACGAATACTTTAAATTTTTTTACATCCCCACGCATGGGTTTGTTAAGTTTTACAGTTCTACCTTTAAATTTAGCCATGTGGCATAAATATCACAAAACTATCTTTTAAAAAACCTTTTTCTCCATTCGTGGCATACATAAGTATCTTTAACACCTTTTGCACCCCATCTACCACAAAACGATCTAGCATTACTATAAAGCCCACAATCTCCACATGAAGCACCCTTTAATGCTTTAGTAAATGATTGAGGCAAACTATAATCTATTATCTCGCCTGTTGGGTAGAAGTTGCTTCTCTTATTTTCCTTGTCCACGATACTTTGCTTTCTGTTGTCTGCGTTTATTTTTATTCATAGTTGATGTTATCTTTCTTCTGCCAATAGATGTACCTTTTTCTGTTTTAGTGTATTCAACAACTGCACCAAATACATTACCCTTTTTTTTTGACATCTTCTATTTCTTCTGGTTTAGCATTTATAATTAGTGGTAAAGGCTCATTAAAGTTTGTTTGTTCTATCTTATCTCTTTGATCTAAATGTTGCTTTCCTAACCATATCTGCATAACAACATTACCTGATAAAGCTTTCTCAAATTGTGCTCTCCTTAAACTTATTCTGCCCATCTCTCGTCCCTTTTTTATAAGGTGGACATAATGCCTTTGTAAAGTCTTTGTAGATACCTCACAAAATTCTGCAATCTCATCAAAAGTGCAATGTAATTGTGCTAATTTCTTCACTGCTTCTTCATCTATTTTTTTCATTGGTCTTGCCATATGCCTTATTATGTCCTTTTTTAACTTTATTTCAAGTGTGGAGCGTAGGGATTGGAATTGCACCATCTATCTAAATGGGGGTACCACCTAGCCTTTCTAAAGCCTACGCAATATATTGTTTTAATGTTTCATTTAATTGTTTCTTTAATCCTTTATCAAATAAGTAAATATATTTATACTTTTTTAAATAAACTTTTTCATAAGCACTTCTATCAAATGTCTCATTTTCTCTATTTTTTTGATTAAGTGATCTAGAATGATAAAATTTACCATCTAGCATATAGTGAGTAGCAGTTTTAGTTTCGCCTAAATATAGCCAATTCATAGCCTGATATATTTTACCTTTATGATTTTGTATAGGGTCAGCATAACTTACTACTGCTTTTATATTAGGAAAATCTTTTTTTAATTTCTTCATACAGAATGAAACTATTTTAGATACAGGGTTTTTATGCTTATTTAAAGCAACTCTAACTAACTCACATACTTCATAAGGTGTAAGATTAACTACTTTAGACATATTAGGGTTAGCCCCAGAGCCGAATAAAACTGAACCTATAAATTCTTTATCTTCCCAAACTCCAAATCTAACTAATTTCCCAGATGGCATAGCTTTAGAATAATGATAATTTAATACTGCATATTTAGAAGCTTCATAACTACAATAATCAATAAACAATTCTTTATCCATTAATAACTTGACCACATTCTAGACATACTTCTTTTGTGTCTTGATCTAGCTTTCCTTGATCATCTTTATCTGTAGGTTCAAATAAATCTTTATCTAACATAATGTCTTTTAATTCTAAAGCATCAAAGCCTGTTAAATCTAAATCAAACTTATCGTCTTTTAAAACTTGCAACTCGGACATAAGTAATTGTTTATCCCATTTAGATTCAGCACCTGATCTATTGTCCATAATTCTATAAGCAACTGCCTTATTTTTATCAAATTCTTTTTTAATTACAAAAGCTTTAGTTTTATTAAGTTGTTTTAATGCTTTCCATCTAGTATGACCTACAACAATAACATTATTTTGATCTACTACGATAGGTTGATTATTTCCAAATTCTGATATAGAATTTTTAACTTTTTTAACTGCTTCTTGTGAAATTTCTCTAGGATTATCCTTATAAGGTTTAATCTCATTTATATCCATTTCTATTATTTCCATATTATCCTTTTAATAGTTTAGTTAGTGATTTCCATAGATTAGGATTTTGTTTAAATACTTTTTCATAACCATCTCCAATAGCTTGTGCTATAGGTTCTTCTCCTCTACCATTTACATCTATTCCTGAATGATTAATTATTATGTGAAATAATTCGTGCATTATCGTATTAAACAACTTTATTCCTTTTACCCTTTTATCAAATACAAGCAAGTTTTTATTAGGCTCATAAAATCCATATAAATTTTTTAATATTTCATATTTAATTTTAATTTTTTTTCTGCCATATTTAATGCTTCGTATATTCATCTTTATTCAATGTAGCCCTTAAATATTCTATTTGCAGTTTAAGTTGTCTATTTTCAATACTTAATTTAATTATTCTTATTCTGCAATACCTAAATATTCTTAATAAAGCTTTCATTGAACTAATTGAATCTGATGTTTTTCATCAAATTTATCTATTTTATACTCCTTACCATCTTTAGTAAATTTTTCAAAAGAACCCTCGGAACCTTTATAGACATATCCTAATGCTTTAAGTCTATCAATTAAATCTGGAATTTCTTGATTTTCTTCTATTTCCCATCTTCTTTGAGATAACCAAGTAGAAAAATGAGGAATAAATTTAATATCCTCTATTTCTTTTATTTGATTATTATAAATTCTAGCAATATCCTCTATCGATAATCCTATTTTACCATCTACTTTAATAAAAATTTGAAAAGATTTATATTTAGAACCTCTTTTTTTACTTAATAAACTCCATAGTTGCTCAAACTGACTATCATATTTATCATTAGGTATAGGTTTAGGTATAGGTATAGGTGCTTGAGTTTTGCTTGTAGCTAAATCTCTTTTTGCTAGACCCCCTTTTTTACCAGCTTCTGCTCTAGCGTTGTATTTATTAGTTAAATACTCATGTTCATGTACTAATCTCTTTTGTGTCCATGTATTTTTATTACGATTTTCTTTATCTTCTGTATTTAATATAAAAAATTCTTGCAAAACTTCATAGACATTTATGCAACAATCATCTGTTTTACATTGACAAATTCTATAAGCATTTTCAGTAGTAAAGGGTTTAGCATTTTTAGTCCATGCAAAGCTTAATAGTCTAATATATATTCCTATAGCTTCGTTAGTTAAATGGACAGTTTCAGCAGTAAATGTATCTGTAAATAATTGTAATGCATGAAATTTATTCGTTTCCTTTGTCATAAAATATATCTTCCTTTTCTAGTTGTTTGATTTTTTGATTTGTTTCTTCTAAAAGTTCATACTCTGTTCCGAATAAAGAATAAAACTTTTTTTTATTTAAATGTACTGATTCATTCCCCATATTATGATGTTGTGGACATAAAGGTATTGTATCAGTATGTGGTGGTCTTAAACCCAAGCCTGTATGTTTTCTAATATGATGTATTACAGGCTCCGAAAAAAGACCTCTTTTAGAACAGGCTATACAACCGATTTGTCTTAATTTATCAAATCTAATCTTATCTTGTTTTTTCATTTCTTCATGTCGTCTATGCCTATTTCTATCTATTACTTCAAAGTGTTCTTCTTTGAGTTCAGTCACTTAATTTTTCCTTTATCTTATTAAGATGATTTTCAATAAAAGATATTTCTTCTTTTATTATAGAATCATTTTTAGGGTCATAATCAGATAACTCTATAAGTGTTCCTAGCCTAATCATTCTTAACAATCTTTTAAATGCTCTACGAACATGCATATCTGACATATCTGAAACTAAAAGCCATTGATTTTTAGACCTTGAAAAATAATTTTCTTCAGGTGTAGATTGTTGAGTTTCATCAGTTTTAGGAATATCTAAAAATTCTTCTCCACTCATAATAATTTCTCCTGTTTGCTATTATCTTCTTTATAAGGTTTCCAATCAAAATCTACAAGCCTATATTCTTTACCATTAAACTTGCTTTTAAAACTAGCTTCTGTGTAAGATTTAGCAGATTTTAATTTTTCATAAGGAATCCACATATATTCTTTACCATGAACTATACCTAGACTTTCCTTTTTTCTTAAAGCTTTCTTATAAATGTAATCTCTTACACTTACTTTTCCAAGCCATACTTTATCTACTTGAACTTTGATCATTTGTTATCTCCATTTCTTTAGTTAATAATAAAGGCTTATCAAATCTTTCCGATAGACTTTCAATAATGCTTAAAGCTTTTTCTTTTTTAAGAATAGAAATATCAGCACCATCTAAAACTTGATAAGGGTCGCCATCTTGAAAAGTTTGTAATCTTATATCTAAAGCATTACAGAACTCTATTAACTTATCTGATGTTATTTTATTAATCATTCTCTCATACTTTTGAACTTGCTGAAAAGTCACTCCTAACTTTTTACTTACTTTAGTTTGAGTTAAATTTTTAGCATACCTATGAGCCACAAGCATTGAAGCTATCCTTGTACTATTATCCATTTATTTTCCTGTGAGTTTGTGGGGTA